CTTCTGCGACATCGACGCGCCAGCTTCGCCAGCGGATGACTGCATCTTCTTCAGGTCGCCAATGGCCTTCTTGATTTCCCTGTCGTCGTACTTGCCGACAACGTTGATGGTGATAGCCATTAGCCGTCCTTACTCAAGATTTCGTTAGCGCGTCGCTCCATGGCTTCGATCGCCTGGTAGGTAGCCTTTGCCGCTCTAGTGATCCCCTTTTCCTCTCTCCATGCCTTGACGAGCAATCTCGGGCCAGCGCCGTGATACTGGTTCAGGGTCTCTCTAAAACCACGAGAGCGGCCCGGGTTGAGCTTGTTGCGGCTCCCATTGCCCATGCCTGCGATTTCGAAGATCGCCGCACGGGGATCAGAGTTCATCAAGACGATGCCCGCCGAGTTATTGCCGAGCCGCCGCCCGCCGCCCGCCGACTTCAGCTGCAGGCCGAACAGCGCTGCACGGTAGTTCCACTTCAGCTGCTTCCCGCGATCAGAGGCTTCACGCCATTTGCCCCAGTTTAGGAGCGGCTGATCGGGAGTCGTGTCGTAGACACGCTGCATGACTGGCTCCACTGCTTCCTCGATGAGCTTCATTTGCTCACCGAGGAACTCAGCGTCGTTTTGCTGCAGTACCTTCAGCACCTTCTTGATGTTGGGCATCTCTACCATTGGCTTAGACATTTAGCGCCTCCGGTGCTGCTGCCGTTCCATCTCGGCCTGCTGTTGTTGAAGTACCCGCACGATCTCCCAGAAGATTTCTTCCGGGGCATCGAGCAGGTCGTTGGGTGCAATGTTTGTCGCCACAGATACCTCTGCGACGAGCCGGGTCATTGTCCCGCTTTTCCCGCTGCGGGTTCGGTGTCGTCGCTAGAAATGCTCTCAATGCCGTCGAGCCAACAATCGAAGGAAGCATTCACATCTGAGCCCTGGACCATCAGGCCCTGCCAGGCGCACCATGCGAGCGCTTCATACGTCACGTTGTTCTCGGAGAAGAGCTCCCCCATGCCCTTCTTGAAGTGCCGTTCTGCGGCGACGATCACCTTGGGGGTGATTTTTACTGCGATTGGGTCTCCGTCGATAGGTACAACGGTGAGTGCCATGAGCGCCATGTGTGGCTCCTTTTCGTGTTAGGCGGTTGCCTTGGTGACGTTGTTGCAAGGCCAAGTGACCGAAGCGGTCGCCAGGTCGCCAACCGACCCGTCGATATTTGACCATTCCGTGAACATGACTTCGCAGGTGTAGGTGGGGTTCGTGCTGGAAGCGACCGAGCCGTTCGGGGCGACGACGACAGTGCCGATCGTGCCCAGGAGAGGGGCGATAGTGGCCTCAACGGACCCAGCGTCGAAGTCCTGGTGGAAGTTGAGGGCGATGCTGGCTTCCTTCATGCCGCCGATGCGGTTCGTGTAGGTGTGGCCCATCGCAGTCGTTTCAACTTCGTTAGCGGACTGGTTCAGGGTTACCTGGCTCACGTGGTCGGACAGCGTGACGTTCGCCACCTTGACGTAACAGTTGGTCAGGACAATCTTGCTCATTCTTGCTCCTCGGTTGAGTTGTTGGTGGCGAGGTCATTTTGCTTGCGCGTGGCGAGAGGTTCGACATGCCCGCCAGCGGTCAGGCGGGCAGCGTCATGTTCTGCTAGTTCGACGGTGCCGCCCGGGGCGACGTCGTCTACTGGCTGCGGTCCGATTACGCGGTACTTTGCCATTGTTCCTTCTTGTGTTATGCCCATACCGTAAGGAAGAGCGTGACGGTGAGATAGTCGGCGTCTCCGATTTGCATAGAGGACAGAGCGTCGCAGCGTGTCACTACGCACGTTTCGGCAGCGCCGCCCAGCGTTGGATCTGCTTCGATTGCTCGGCGCAATGATTGCTCGCCGTCCCAGGAAAGCCAAGCGTCGATCTGGCGCTGCGCCGACTGCTCGGCCATGCGCCCCGAGATGAGCCGTACTTCCATGCCCCATTCGGTCAGTCCGCCTGCCATTGCTTTCTGGTAATCGACGCTTGCTCGAGTGATGATGGCGACTGGCGGGTTGATTTGCTCGGGGAGCTGTTCGCTGACCCGGAGCCCAGGGACGAGTGCGATTTGCTGGGCAAGGCCACGCCGGATTTGGGAGAGCGTGCCTGCCATTAGTAGACCGCCGGACGCACGTACGGGGCCAACATGCGGTCTACGTCGGGGTCTACGGCCCGCAGCATGATTGCCCCCAGGTCGCCCATCCCAGCGACGCCGAGCAAACTGTCGCCACGCTTGAAGAGCCGCCCGGCCAAGATCATCGCTGCCGATTTCACGGGCTCCGGAACGGCAGGCCAGCCCCATTTTGCGGTGATTTCGACCGAGGGGCGGATACCGATAGGCCAGTAAACGTCGGTAGCGACCAGGCGCGTGAGGGGGTAGCTCTTGGCGAGAGCGTTAGCTGGCTCAACGGAGTAGGAGGTAACGATTTCCTCGAAGAGGCCGTCATCGTCATTGTCGATCTTGACGACGAAGCCGTTGAGCGTAGAGACATCGTCGATGCGGACGATTGCGTGCGAGGCCGGATGAAACTGCCGTGCGGTGGCGAGCGTATCTGCGCTGAAGCTCCTCCGGCAGATTTCGTCAATCGTGGCGCACGCTGCGTTGATGTTGGCCTGCAGCAGCGCATCATCGACATTGTCGGTGATTCGCAGCATTGACTTGAGGGTTGCGAGCGTAACGTACGCCATGGGGCATCAGGTCCGGTTGTCGTGGATCTCTTGTAGGTGCTTCAAGATGGGGTGCCAGTAGGAGCGGTAAACATTCGCATGATCGTATTCGAGCGCCTTGTTACGAGCATCTTGCGGCTTGTAGTTGCCTGCGTAGGCTTCTTCTAGGGCGTCAACGATTTCTGCGACGCTGGGCAAGTGCAGCCAGGCCTGCTGGCTTTCGTCCCAGTACGGCAGCCCTGCGACTGCCCATCCTGCTCCGACTAGTTCCGGCTGCGCCGAGAAGTCAGAAACGATGACGGGGAGGCCACAGGCTTGCGCCTCGATTACCGGGATGCCGAAGCCTTATCCCATGCTGGGGGCGAGCAGCACGTCAGCAGCGCAATACATCGCTGCGACAGTTTCTGCACCCAGCCCGACGCGGTAAGCGTACTGGTCCGTGTAAACGAGTTGGTGCTCAGGGATGCCGCAGGCTTCGGCAATGTTGTCGAGCCGCAGCCCTTCCGCCATGCCGTGGCGTTCCGTATGTAGCGCCAAGACTGCGTCGGGATGGTTCTTAGCGAACAATGCGAACGCTGCGAGCGCTTGCGGGAATGCCTTACGTGGCGGCGTAGAGCCTTTGTTCGCAGCGTTCATAAAGACGACGAACCGGTCCTCGCCGATCCCGAACAGCTCGCGAGGAGTATTGCCGCCAACGCTGTCGATGTCGGGCCGAAAGACTTTTGTGTCGACGCCGTGCGGTGCGTATAGGGGCTCAAGCCCCGCAGCGGCCAGTTGCCGCTCTCCGAACCGGGACATAGCGATAGGGACAGCGCCAGTCTCTTCGAAGAAGCCGAGCACCTTGGGCGGTGTGGGCAGGTGGTCTACCGGCACCCATGCGGCTACGTCGAGTTCTTTCCATGCGGGGCCACGCGCCACCCAAACGTCGAACAGCGAGATCACCCAGCCCGGGTCTTCCCCGAACCAATGGTATGCGTGGCCTTTGAGAGTGTCATTGCCCCAGATGTCGTAGCCCGGTGGCATTACCGGCATTCCGTTCCAGTCGAGCTTCGCCCCTTGCAGCCCGAAGTTGACGGCGATGGCTACATCATGCCCGTCCTTCTTGAGTGAGCGAGACACAAGATCTGTCTGCTGCCCATAGCCAGTGCCAGTCCACGGAGCGTTCGAGTACCAGAGGATTTTCATGCTTCGCCCCAGCCCCGGGTGTCGATGGTGTTCATGTCGCCGGTGGCGGGGTGCTGGACGATGATCCACCATTTCCCGTCAATGTTGCCGATCACTTGAGTGACGATGCGTCGGTTGCGAACGGCTTCGTTGATTGCGGCTTGGAGTGCTTCGGCGGTGTCGCCTTCGTGGATTTCTACTACGGGGGGCATGTGGGGCTCCGGTGTGGCGTGTGTGGACGAGGGTGACGCAGGGAGAACCGACTGCCGCCACACGAAGCAGCCGGTCCTCCCCGCTAGTTAGGTTCGGCAGTTTACGCCGTGCCGCCCTTGTATG